TGTAGCTTTAAATGCGTAAGCTGTATCATATCAGCAAAACCAGTAATTCTAGACACCAAAGATTCTATTCTACCTTTGTACATTCTAGGAGCTGTAACGCTGTAATTCATTAACACTTTAGAACTATCGCTTTTAGGGCGCATCATGTTTTTAGCCATTTCCCATTTAAGCAATTGATTAGTTCCTAATACTAAAACCCCCTCATATAAAACTTCTAAAGATCTTGATAGTTTACCAAATTTCTTTTCCAACTCATCCACAGGCGGATCAAATTGATCATCTCTAACAAGTATTTTACTTGCACCTGTAGCTGTTTCTTTAACTTTATAAACTTCATTCATGTAAGTTTTGTAGTTAAAGTACAATATTTGGACTGTGTTTGAATCGGTTTCATTATAGTTTGATAACGTTCTATCGTAAAAACCATTGTTTTGATAACCTTGTTTTGATATTGATTCTAAGTCCTCGTCTGTTAGCTCAGGAAATTGCTTTTTAAGTTCATTTAAAGGAATGGACTTAACTTCTCCTACATAATATATATCATCAAAATAAGGCGATTCCGTATAAGACCAAACTAAATTAGCAGGGTCCACATAATCAACAACAACGCCTTCTGATTTTGAAAAATAATTTTTTACAGCCCCAATGCCAATAGTTGTTAAGTCATATATAACCCTTTTCTTTGTTAAATCATAATAATTACCTTTTAGCAAAGTCTCAATAGCCTGCTCTTCGGCCATTTCTACAGCTTGCTTATAAGATAACTGCATGTGAACTTCTAATTCTTCCTGTGATTCCGGTAATTTGTCGGGATCTGATTCGAATAAATTAATGCCAAATTCTTGCTCAACAAATTGGTTAAGCTCCATGGTTTGCATATCACGAATGATAGCTTCCATATATTTGGTTCTTTTTTCTACACCATAAGGATCCTGCGTATACGCCTTTATATCAAAAGCCCTTTCAGATATACCATTAACTACAATATCAACAAACTTAGGTATAATAGGAACTGGCTTCCAGTCTAAATTTAAATAGGATAAATCGCCATTAATTGACAACTCATCTTTATACTTTTGTATACTTTGTTCTCCTCTCGCGTATAATCGCAACCTATGAAAAGTATTTTGATTGCTACGGAATCTAGTTGTACCAGAATCAGATTTAAACCATTCGTCTTGAATAGCTTTACCGACTCTTAAACCATACTCCTCAGACATCTTTTCAGCATCACTTGCTACTTGACTTGGAAAAAAACTATTTATAACTGACTCAGCCATATGTTTATTTTATTATTTCCGATATTGAACCGGCGTTTTTATATTTTGCAATATGTATATTTAACTTAGGTTTTTGTGTATTTGGGTTTGGCCTGTATAGATGTCTATTGCAGGCCATTATTGCTAACCCTGAACTAATAGCCGCGTCAAATTTTGTTCTTTTGTTTATATCAAACTTAGCCCAATCGTTTAAGGTTTGGCTAAAATACATTGAACCGTATTGGCCATCATTAGTAATACCAACGTGGTTTTGTATATAAGTTTCAATAGCAGCTGCATGAGCTTGCTTTATATCCTCAGAAGAGTTAGGTATACCGCCTATTTCTTTTTCTGTAACGGATAATTTTGTGTATGTTTTATCAGGGCGATTCATAGAGTAACCTCTATATCCTCTACGCTTTAAATAATACAATAATCTTGGTTTATTGTTTTCACAAAGAAGAGGCATTCCATAAAACACTAAGGCCATAAGAACATCCTCAAAAAACATCTCAGCTGTTTGTGGTCGCGCCACATATTCTAAAAAAAATGTATTCGACGGCGCATCCTCCATGCTAAAAGTGGTAAGCCCGTGTAACGCTCCTTTGGATCCTTTGCCGTCTGTAGTTCCCGATATATCGTAACTATCACAGCCAAATGCACCTATATGATCATTAGCAGGGTATCTTATACCATTTTTAATTACTTGTTTATTTTGTAATGCAACCTTAGGCACCCAAGATACTTTAAATCTCCCATTTGGATTTGGCGAAAACATAACTTTGCTATCTTTTACACCGTGTTCCCAGCTAAAGCTTCCAGTTGTAACTACTCCCGTGCTTTTTAAATCTTCGTTGTAGTCTATTTGTTCGTATATTTTAACTAAATTAAATATACTATTTTTGGTTTCATCTCTAAACGCATGCTCTTCTGTACGCGGAAACTGCCTGTAAAACTCATTTAAAGCGTCCTGGTCGCCTTTTAATCCCTCTACCTCATTATCCCAATGTTCGATGACCCCGACTTCGATAGCGTCTCCGTGTGGGCCAACACAATCTTCTGGTGGGTTTTCGAATACAGGCATTCCATAATCATCAATGAATCCTTCGTAATTCCATTCCATAGGTATGAACAAAGAATATAATCCTGACTTAGTTTGTCCATTGCGGTTTCTTTTTGTAACGTCTGAGTCATTATAAAGTTTTTTAAAGTTCTCTCCACCCTTGTCTAAAGCGTTTGATGTTGAGCCCATCATACATTTACCAATAACTCTACTACCTAATCTTAATGTAGTTTTAGTGACGCGCCAGTTGTTGAGGATGTTGTCTGGCCTTTCCCATTTCCCACTCTCATCATGTACGAGGAGTTTAAGCTTCTCTCCATCGTAGGAGTTATCCCCTGTGTTTTTCCAGTCGATCGTGGTGTCTAATCCCTCTAATAACTCTTGATCTTGTTTATTCTGAATAGACTTTCTTGTAAGTCTTGAAGCTGGTATTCTATACGCTAGCTCCGTTTTTGGACGGTCCATACCGTCTTGTATTGGCTTAAAGAAAAAAGGATAGTTTACTGATATTGGTACTACTTTGTCGGTAAACATTTTTTTAGCATCAGCACCGGACTTTGATAATATTCCGAATCGTGCATCGCTTGATATTGTGGCCATGTTAACGGTCTCGCCACTTGCCATGAACGAAAATCCTGAACGTCTATTCTTGAGGTAACACATACCGTAGCATCTTTGGTCTGCTTTGCAAGCCTCCCAAAAGATAAAGAATAATCTGTTGGCTTCCCTAAATTCTGGGTGCCCAACGTCAATCTTAGACCATTGCAAGTACATAAAGTGAGTGCCAGTAATGTAAGTGCCCACACCTTTATTATTGAACCAATGGCCTTCTTCGCGGCGTCTGAACTGTTCATCTATATATGGTTCCCATTTTTCTTTAAAGTCGTCAGGATAATCTCGCCACTCAAAAACACTTTGTATGCGTTTTAATTCTTTTGGCAACGCCTCGACAACCCATTTATCATTTGATTTATTTATTTCAGCAGGAGTTTTGGGTAAAGCGATTTTTAAATTTTGTATTTTATATATATCGCCTATTTGCCCGGTTTTGCTTATAACAATAACATCGTGCTCTTTGTTATAACCGTACCTCCATTTTTTACTTTTATTTAACCTGGATATTGTGGTTTTCTTTATGGGTGTTATTATGCTATATAAAGTTTGCTCGTACATTACTTAGACCTTTTTTCTGCAAAGCCCGAGAAAGTTTTCTTTTTTTCCTCTTCTTTAGGTTTATTGTCAAGTATAGCTTCTTCTTCTTGGATGCGCGTTAATATTTCGAACGCATCAAATATAGCTAGTTTTTTTGTGGCCGCCGCATTCTTAAGTCTATCAGCTGATATATCATCATCTGAATCTACAATAGCTTCTTTAGCTACCTTAATCAACTCTTCAACTGCTTTGTGCCCAGCTTGGATTATATTCTTCTTCGTTTCCTTGATATTCATATTTAATTGTAATTAGATTTGTTGGAACACGATATAATTTTTCTTTATCAATTAAAAACTCATACTCAGCGCCTGGTTTAAAACCAACTAGGTCACCTTCTTTTACTTCTGTTAATGATGGGTCTTTGTATTTTAATATACCTACTAACGGTTTTTCAAAATTAATAGAAAACATTTTGTCTTCTTTAATTGGCTTGACAAAGTTAAACCCATTAAGTGGGATCCACTTTATTATTCGCTTATATGCAAATATTTGGTCGGGTGAAACAAAATACATATTGTTTTTGTAATAGCTCTTGCTATTTTTTTCCTCGCCTCTTATGTCCCGAAATCTACGAAATACGTTGTGGTGCAATATAACTTCATCGCCCTCGCGTACGCCGGTAGGGTTTGGGTTGGGCGTAGCCATAACAACACCTATTCTTGAAACAAAATTATGGTTTTGTAGCTCTGTGTTTATTATTAACTCTTTATCGCCAACCGCTTTTGTATTGTTATATCTATGCTCTTTAGGCGTAATAACAAAATCAAAAACGCCTTTCATTAGTAATCGATATTATATTCAATGGCTATTGCCATATTTTTATTAAAATCTTTCCAAGGTATAACGTCTTCGCCTTTTTGAATATAGATCGAGTACTTTTCTTCCTCCTCTATAATATTAACTATAGTATGGCCGCCATACACTTCCTGTCCAACAGCATAGTGCATGGCGTCATTTTTATAGTCTTTACCTATACTAATCTTCCTTAGCAGGTTCATTCAACTCACCAGTATTAATATTAATCACTTTGTCTCCATACTTTTCTTGCAGCTCTTTTTGCTGCTCATCAAGCTTTGCTTTAACTTGCGCAAACGTATGTAGCAGCTCATGCTTTTGTAATTCTAATCCGCCGATCTGTGATTGTACGCTATTTAACTGTTTAATAATGTTTGTTAGAACTTCTAGTTCTTCTGCTGTTAGCTTTTCTGTTTTAGCCATTTGATTTAATTTAATTGTTATTGTTGGATTTTTTTGCTTTTTCCCAGGTACGCCCAACAAAATACGCCCCGTAAACTGTTATTAGTAAAGATTGAAAAATTGGTATATAGTCTTCTGCTATTTTAAACTCACCTATATTGCCGTCAAAAAAACATAACGCTGTGAATATAACAGTCAAATATATAAGAACCATAGGTCTTATGTTTTTTGATAAAAACGAATCTGAATTCATATCCGCTTCCCATCTCGCTGTTACTTGCTCTTGCGCTTCTTTATCTGCTTTTTCTAGTATCTCAGTTATTAATCGCTGAGCTTCTAATTTTTCTTCTTTAGTTGTAGTTAATTTATCAATGACATCCCCGACTTCTTTAATTACTCCGCCGCTTAGCCATTCCCATATTTTTTTCATTATATTTTATTTTTTGTACGGAAACATTTTATTTAGCCTTGCCTTCCTGGCTGCACAGCCACATGGTATATTTAAACCTTCCGAAACTTTATCAACGACAGTCTTTATTCCGGTTGCTTTAGTTATTTTTTCTACCGTGTCCCCAAAACCTTTTGATTTCA